TCTTGGTGCTGATTCTGAAAGAGTGAGAGTGAACGGTGTTTGGTATGCCGACTATGCTTTAGCTGTTGTCGTGCATATTGATGGCCGTCATGGTTGTAAAATTTTTGGTTATGTTCAACGTGAGTTGGATTATGACCACAAGAAAAGTAAACCTGCTATGCGTCTGATGACCGAAGTTTACAAAGTTTCAGAATTGTTTCAAACATTGGCTGAAGTTTTGGAAAACTTTCATGTTGAAGTGCATTTAGACCTTAATAAATCTGATTTACATGGTTCTTCTTGCGTTGTGCAACAGGCCATTGGATATATAAAAGGAACATGTAATGTAACTCCAATGGTCAAGCCAGATGCTCCAGCAGCATCGTTCTGTGCGGACCGATTGAAAAGAATTCTTACAGAACAAGAACATGCGGGTATGATGTAATGGTAACCTGTGACCTTGCCAAGGTTAATATGCGAGTTCGATTCTCGCTACCCGCTCCATCTAATGCGGAATCGTTGTAGAACGAGTTAAGATTCCCTCTTAATATCTTGGTGCAACTCCAAGATTCCGCTCCAATTGCCTCGTTAGTTTAATGGTAGAACTCCGTCTTTACACGGCGGTTACGGCAGTTCGATTCTGTCACGAGGTACCAAGCAAACTTAGCTGATGTGGTCATAGCGGTGGTCTGAAGAACCATGGAAAGAGGTTCGATTCCTCTAGTTTGCACCAAATATGCCCCGATGGTGGAATTGGTAGACACGGTGGTCTTAGAAGCCACTGCTTCGGCATCCGAGTTCGAGTCTCGGTTGGGGCACCAATTAATACTACACTTAATTTGTTACAATAGCGGTGTCCGTCTTTCAGGAATATATTATGTTAAAATTTGAAATTTGGAAATGCTTATCTGATAAATTAGTTTATCCTAATGATGAGCAATTACAACAAAGAGGTATTGCTGATAAGATAGAACAGAGTTGTAATACAATCTTAAAGGAATCATTTACTAATGTGGTATCTCCAAGAAGCCGTAGAAGCATTGAGGACATATCAGTCAATGATTGTTATGTTGACCATAAAACAACTGATGTAGCTTTAGATTTTAAGATGCCTAATTTGATAAGTATTGACAGATTGAAAGAGTTAAACAAACCACTTCTGTACAATTTTATCAAGTACGATAGCAATAAGAAAGAGATACAAAATATTTTGATCCTAGATGTGTATGAATTGAATTGGGATCATTTAGCAATTCAGAATTTAGGTAAAGGTCAGTTACAAATCAAAAACATGGCTTTGTTTCTTTTGAATCCAAAAACTAACTTGACAAAAGAAGAATGGAAAGAAAGATTGAAAGTAGAAGCAATTTCATTCTATCAAAAGTTGATTGTAAAGACGGAGAAAAGATTAGAGTCTTGGTTATGATGCGAGTATGGTGAAATAGGTAGACACAAGAGACTTAAAATCTCTCGCTTTAATAGGCGTGCCAGTTCGATTCTGGCTACTCGCACCAAAGTCATAAAATTGAAATAGAAAACGTGTATATATACTTATAGCAGGCTGGTGAAACGGTATCACAGAGGACTCATAATCCTCAGTTCCTAGTTCGATTCTAGGGCACTGCAACCAATTTATTGCGGGATTAGTTTAGTGGCAAAACTGGAGATTTCCAATCTTATGTCGTCAGTTCGATTCTGACATTCCGCTCCAATATTTTTATAGGTCTTGTTATGAAAAAGGTAATGTTCATTCTCAAGCGCAGAGAAGATTACAATGCTGTGCTACACCAAAACATAGGTCTTAGCACAGGCCTATACAACTCAGCATCTTTTATGAATCAGATGTTGCGTAACTCAGGAGTTCATTCTAATTTATACGTTGTTGAAGACAACAATAGAATTGATGCTCTTGTTAGTGCATATAAACCAACCTATGTTATCATTGAAGCATTGTGGGTTGTTCCATCTAAATTTGCAATATTGCAAAAACTTCATCCTGATGTTAAATGGATTATTCGTTTACATTCGGAAATGCCTTTTATGGCAGGTGAAGGTATGGCAATGGATTGGATTTCAGAGTATTCTTGTTTCAAAAATGTTTACATTGGTGTAAATGCACCACGTATGATGCATGAAGTTGAAACAATTTTGAAAACTAAGCATTCTAAATTATTAGATGAAAAAATAATCTATCTTCCTAATTATTATCCGCAAAATTATGTAAAGAAAGAATTCAATAGAGATAAAGATACAATTGATATTGCATGTTTTGGTGCAGTAAGACCTTTGAAAAATCATCTAGTTCAGGCTGTTGCTGCAATAGATTTTGCAAACAAAATTGGTAAAAAACTAAACTTTCACGTTAATGCAGGTCGTATTGAAATGAAAGGTGATGCAGTTATTAATAATCTTAGAGGTTTGTTCGAACAACTTTCCGATTCTGGTCACCAACTTATTAATCACCAATGGACACCAAGAGAACAATTTTTAGAATTGTGTGCAAACATGGACATTGGTTTACAAGTTTCATTTTCTGAAACATTTAATATTGTTGGTGCAGACTTAATTAGTCAAGGTGTTCCATTGATTGGTAGTAAAGAGATCCCTTGGTCATCTACCTTATACAATGCTGACCCAACAGACAGTAAAGACATTGCAGATAAACTAGAATGTGCTTACTATCATCCAAAAATTAACGTATGGGTCAACCAGCGCTTGTTGACTAAGTACACAAATAACACCAGAAAAATCTGGACTAAATATTTCCTTTAAGGAGTTTCGTATGTCACATCACATGGTAAAAAGACACAAATGGGTTAATGGTATTTTAGAATCATATAGCCATTACTTTGGTTCATTCGAAGAAGCTAAAAACTTTGCAAACATATCTGATGCTGATACAGCAAAAGTATATGATGAAAACGGTCAGTTGCTACATGAAGTGCAACCTAATACTCAAAATACCTACGCTTAATTATCTAACAAATTTTATGTAGATGAGCAATATGCCCATGGCTATTGCCCATAATCCAGCAAAAAACAACAATAGAATTTTTATTGGCAATTCAAGTAAGAAGTCCGAAAAGGACATTGTTTCGACTTCTTCATTCTGATTCTCGTTTGAATTCTTCATCTTGCCTCTTTATTTCTTCTTCCATTTGTTCTAATTCTAACAAACGGATTCGTTTACGTTCTGCTTGATGTTGTTTAATAATTTCTGGTTCTAATTCTGGCCATCTCTGTTTTCTATCATGTGAAATATATGCCATCAATAGAGTCATTGTTATTCCAATAATGAAAATAAAACCTCCATAACTTAACTCTGTCATATACAATCTCATTTTTTGGCGTCTACGTTCAGCTGCTTTTGCTTCTTCACGGAGTTTTCTAGTCAACAATACCTTCTGTTGACCACCTATCTCTTTCATCATTTCACTAACATCAGTCCAAAGAGCACCTAATTCTGGAGGACTTTGGAATATCATCATTTCACGCAATTCAGTTGCCATTTGTTCCAATTGTTTTTTCATAATGACTAGTTGCAATGCACGGCGACCTAAACTTTGCTCACCTTCATAAATTTCTTCACGGTTCTTACGTTCTTCTTCTTCAATTACTGCCATGCACTTATTCATGTTGTCAAAGAAGTCACCAAGATAATTTGCCAGTTCTTGGTAGATACCAGCAGTTTCACCTTGTTTTTTGTTTAACTCAATGACACGATTCTTTTCTTCAATGTATGCATTACGTTGAGCAGTAGTGGCAGGTTTATCTTTATGATTATTTGCAAATTGCTCGTCAAGATCCTTCAGGACAGATTTAACATCTCCTGCAGCACCTTTGATATCTTTATAAAGTTGGCAACCTTTCTTTACGGCCGACACAGCCGCATTTGCCATTGCAAACAATGTTATTGGATCCATTCAACCACTTTGTTATAATTAGAATATTATGGTAAAGATGGCACGAACATATTGCATGTTCTGATGAATTCAAGTATACTAGATATTTATCCTCAAACTATTATGGAGTGAATTATGAGTATTATGGTATTAAAATTGACAAGCGGAGAAGACGTTCTAGGTGATGCAGAAATTATCCAAGGTGAATGGCATATTAAAAATCCTGTAGGCATTGCAGTTGTAAGAGGTAAAGATGGCCAACCAAATGTAGGACTTGCACCATTTCCGTTACATGCACCACAAAAGAAAGATTCGGCCATTGACATTTCGCCTGCAAGTGTAGTATACTCTTATGTGCCTGCACAAGAATTCATTGATAATTACAATCAAGTCTTTGGATCAGGCATCGTTCTTCCAACACCAAAACAAATTATTACAGGTTAATGACTAATTTCTACACTAACGTACAATGCTTTGGTAATTCTATTCTTTACCGAGGCATTATGAATGGCAAGAGAGTCAATCAAAGAATTGATTATCAGCCATCTCTTTATATCCCTTCACGCAAAACATCCGGTTCTTTTAAGTCTCTTGATGGTACTCCATTAGACCGTAAAAAGTTTGATGACATTAGAGAGGCCAAAGAGTTCACTAAGAAGTATGATGGCATTCCAGGTACACCAAAAATCTATGGTAATACTCGTTATGAGTATGCCTTTATTGGTGAACAACACCAAGGCATGGTTGAATGGGATCAAGATAAGATTTCAATTGCAGTAATTGATATTGAGGTCGGTTCAGAGAATGGTTTCCCTGACCCGTATCAAGCAAACGAACCAATCACTGCTATTTGTATCAAGTACGTTAATGGCACAACATTCGTTTTTGGTTGTGGTGATTATGAAGTTCAAGGCGATGAAGTTTATTTCAAATGTAAAGATGAGTGGACTCTTTGCAAGAAATTCATCCAACAATGGTGTCACATGACACCTGATGTTCTGACTGGTTGGAATACAAAGTTCTTTGATATTCCATATTTGGTGAACCGTTTTCGCAAGATTCTAGGTGAAGATGAAACTAAACTTCTTTCTCCATGGAAATACATTGGTAGTCGTCAAACAACTATTAATGGCCGAACGATGACTGCATATGATTTGATGGGCGTTGCATCGTTAGATTATATTGAATTATAC